TTGCCGACAGCGGTGTACTGCGACTCGCCAAGCAGCTTGATCGAAACCTCGCCCTTGCCGATGTAGTAATTTCCTATATTTGGCGATGTCAGAGAGCCTTCGATGTCGAGATAACCGACCATGGGACCCCCCTTTAATTCGTGGTGCTGTCGCTGGCGTCACCGCCAGGAGTTTCGGTCGCACCCGCAGAATAGTTCGCGGCGACGCCGCTCGACGCAATGGTCGTGTTGGCGTTTCCGGCGACGCCAATTTCCTGAAGCAAATAGGCGCTGTTATTTCGCAGATACGGAAAAAGCTGCGCGACCGTCTTGGATACCTGCGTGCCTACGGCTGTAAGCCACGCAGTTTTCTGCGCGGCATAGCGCAACCGCCCAAGTCGCGCGTAGCGCTGATGCTTGGCGTAGAGACGAACGGAAGCTTTGGAGTCGGGCACGAACGCCATGGCAGTATCCTCGGGTTAGAGTTTGAAAAGTCGGCGATAAGTACAGTGTGACTATACAAATCGCCGCTTTTCTAAACCGCTCGCGTCGGTTAGACGCCCCGATAGCTGCCCGGCGTCGCAACGGACTCGGTTGTGAGCAAGCGAGCAAGCTTGATCTGCTTCCGCTCCGGGAACACCCGGACGAATGCACCGGCCGTTGAGAGTGCCGAGTTGGTCGGGCCGCCTTCGTAGGTGCCCGGCGAACCACCCGCGATAAACGCGTGGCCGACCGGATGGATGCACCATTCGACGCGGTTGTAGAGCACGTCCGAACCTGCGCCGTTGCCACGATCCGGGTAACGGAACACTTCGGTCGGAACGATTGGCGTGCCAACACCGAGTCGGAATGACGCGGGGCCGACGAGCCAAGTGTGATAGTCGCCCGAGGCGGTGGCCGCGCCGCAAGACGGGTCACCTGACGGGTTGGGCATGCCGTCATCGACGATCACGCGCCGACCGAGGAACACCGGGATGTTGATGTGGCCTTCGGCATCGGGAATGAAGTCGATCAGGTTGTTCTTCTGCGCCTTGGCATAGACGATGCTGTGCATGAACACAGCCGTCACGTCCTCGGCGGCGTCACCGAGAGTCGTGCAAGTGTCGATGAAGGCCGACGCGGAAAAGTCGGTTACACCGGCAGTGTACGAGGCTTCGATGTTGTTGGTCAGATCGTTCTGCGTGCCCGCCTCGTACTTCGTGCCCGTGCCGCCGTAAGTGGCACCGGCATCGGCCAGCGCGTTCGTGGCGAACACACCCTGAGTCGTGGCAACGAACGCACGTTGCAGACGACGTACCCAGTAGTCGGAAACGCGGGCCGCGATGCTTTGCATCGGGTCCGCACCGGCCAAGGCCGCAGCGAGGCGCATCGTGCTCCACGAAGCATTGCGCGAAAGTCGCACGGCGACTTCGGCCGATGTCTGCGTGGTGTTCGGAGTCGAGGTGACGTTCGGATTGTCGGACGAGATATTCTCGGCCGGGTCTCCGATGTCCTGCCAGGACGGGACCGTGAAGGTCAAACCGCCGCCAGCGAGCAGGCCGTCAAGGAAGTCGTCGCGGGCCGCGATACCCGACTGGATAATCGCGGTCTTTTCCATCGTGAGTTGCTGCGTGTACGGCGTAAAAATCGCCGGAACGACAACGTCGCTGATGGTTGTGGAAACATTGGTCATGGCGTCCCTCTTGGGTTGCTAAGCGAAACTGTCGCCGTCGCCTCCCCATGGAGGTTCGCGGTCACTGTTATGAAAGCCCGACTGAGTCACTCACCATGGAGCACATCGAAGCGCGGGGATCACTTCAGTATGCATAGGATTAGCATGTCAAAAAGAACAGAGCAATAGGATATTTGCATAGGTCAAATTGACTGCCCTTTCGGGGCGTCGTCGGGCGATTTTAGCTTGCTCACATCGATGCACGCAACACCGATAACTAGCTTGTCACTCTTGAGTTTTTTGACCAAATCCTTGCCTAATGCGTTGATGTGAGCCGCAAATTCTTTCGTGTTATAGGCGGCCGTACATTCGGCTTCGGTCGGATATGCCAACGCGGTCACAACCGGCGGCATCGCCACCGGAGGATTATGCGGCGTGAGTGAGATCGCTATGAACAGCACGATGTGAAACATTGACTTCCTCCCGGACCGCTTCCGTGATGCGCCCGAACACTTCCGCCCAGTCGCCGACTTGACGCTGGCGGAACAACCTCATTGTCGGGTACCACGGCGAGTCGTCACGGTCAAGCAACCAGCGCCAGCACGTGCCCTTCGTAAGCGCCGCGAATGTTTTTGTGCCGACCGCGCCCGCCACGTGCAGCACAGATGTGTCGGTACTGATGACGAGATCGAGATTTTGCATGATCGCCGCGTTGTCCATGAACGTGTCCTTACGCGGTATTGGGTCGCCGCCGAGATCGACGACACTGAAATCCACCTCGTTGATCTGCATCGCCGGTTCGTCCTTTTGCAAACTGATAAACTGCACATCGGGGATGGCAGCGATGTCCTTGAACATTTCTAGCGGAATGATGCGGCTGAAGGAATGCGGGAGCCACTGATGCCCCGGTTGCCAGCAAATACCAATTTTGAACGATTGCGAATGACCCGGTGCCGTGAGCCGCTTACGCCAATATTCAATTTTCTCAGGACTTGAACTGAGATACTTCGGCATTGCCGGGATCGTATCGAGCGTCGTCCCCATGAGCATCGGCATCGACATTATCGGCAACCACTGATACGGCTCGACCACCTCGTCCTGACGGCTGATGATTTCGACACCGTGCCCGATTGAACTGAGCAAGGGACGCAGTTCCTCCGGCGCAAAAATCGAAGTCGGCTGGCCGTTGTACGCGGCTATGGCGGCGTAGCGAGAAAACTGAATGACATCGCCCAAACCCTGCTCGCACACGAGGATAAGCCGGTCGGTGGTTTGCTTGCCATCCCAAAGCAGTCCCGGCAACTGAGTCGGCGGCCCGCGCAGATTGCGGAATTCGAATGCCTTCCAGCCTTCCTTGAAGTTTCCGGTTTTCAGGTAGTAGTACGACATGCCGCCCAGTGCGTGATTGAAACTGGGTTCGATCTCCAAAGCCTTTTGGAAATACGGAACGCCCGCGCCGTGCTCGCCCAGGTCGCGTTCCAGTAGTACACCGAGATTGAACAGAGCGAACGGGTTACTGGGGAATTTCTCTAGCGCGAAATCGTAGGTCTTTCGCGCCGCTTCGAAGTGCCCTCGGCATTGCAGCGCTAGGGCAAGGTTCACCCAAAACGCTTCCTCGTTTGGCGCGTCACGAAGCGCGATGTTGTAGTCGGTGATCGCTTCGTCGAAGCGTCCCATGAGAATATACATTTCGGCACGGTTGCCGATAAGGTACGGGTTATCCGGATGCTCCGCGAGCGCGGCCGAATAGGCGTCAATCGCCATCGTGCGCTGTCCCTTGCGGTGATAGTGCAACGCGCGCTCCGCGTTCCGCGTGCGCGTAACGACATTGGACGGCATGAGTAGAGTTTCGTCGGGGGCGAGATTGACCATGGGGGGACTCCAATATTCGCTGCGCAGCGAATATGGCGATGTCAGGTTCGACGTAGAAAGTCAATACGCCTCTGAAGTCGGTCGATATCATCAGCAAGACCATGACCTGTATTGCAGCCGGTGCAAACCCATCCGAGAAATCGGCCTGTTTCATGATCGTGGTCCGCCACGAGTTTGAGTGCCCGACCACAGCATTCACAAGCTTCTGGTTTTGGAGGCCAATCTTGCTCACGTGGCGGTGGCAAATATCCGCGCTTCCGTGCGTAACTTGCACGGTGAGCATTACGGGAATTGACTGAATTAGTTCGTGAGGTGCATTCAACGCAGAGCGCGCTGCAAGTATACCGCTCGCATAGATGTCCGCGTTTACACGGTTGACAAGTAAAATATCGCGACCGCCCAAGTCTGAGCGCTTTCTGCCGCTGAGATGACTTGGCGACCATGCTCGTTTTTATAGAGCACGGCCGCCATTGTCAACTTATCCAAGCCGGATTGTAACACTTAACCGGTGGCACCCCCGCTCGGCAGATTGATAACCCACGAGGTACATTCGACGGTCGCACCCGCGACAATCGAAGTCGTATTGAGGATCATGTCGGCAGCGGACGTGCCGCAGTTCCCTTGCACGACGCAGACGTAGGTCGTGCCGTTGTAGCTGTAGGCGCGGAAGTAACCGGCGGTGCCTGTTCCTGCGGCGCTCGCATCGTTGCCGACCGTGTTCGCGGTCGCCGTCGCGCCATAGGGGCTGGTCGTCGCTGTCGCCGCTGCGAAGGCGGTCGAACTGAGAGTCATGCCAACTGAAAGGATCGAACCGACATCGGCATCTTCAGTGCTATTCGGCGGCGAGCCGGTGAAAATCTTGATGCGCCCGAAATTCGAATTGCTGATATTGAGCAGCGCCGTGATCGAGTTAAGCGCGGACTCTGCGGCGGCTTGGCTACAGGCGGGTGCGGCGGTCATGGCGGGCTGTCCTTTGTCCGGGGTCCAAAGGCAGGGGGATCGAGCCTACTAACATGGTTAACGATGTGGCGTCAAGACCAGTACGAATAGAAACCGCCTAAAATCGGTGGGACCGTAACAACGGCGCACGCTAGTCGTTGCGAAAGATTAGGCAAGTTCAT